ATATGAAAGACTGCTTGATTCATTAGATATGAATAGTATCTTTGAAGAGAATCTAAAACTCGACATCATTCAGAATCGTGTAAAGTATCTTCGTAAATATCTACACAAGTATTATAAAGACTCAAAAAAACAATACGTATACTCGCTCATTCTTTTTACACTCTATGTAGAGAATGTTTCTTTGTTTAGTCAGTTCTACACCATCAATTACTTCAATCGTTATCGTAATCTATTGAAAGATACTGCTCAGCAAGTTGCATATACTTCGAAAGAAGAATTGATTCACTCTATGGTTGGTATTAAGTTAGTAAACACTATTCGTGAAGAACATCCAGAATTATTTGATGAAGAGTTTGTAGATCGTATTCGTCATGAATGTGTAGAAGCATATAAGGCAGAATCAAAGATTATTGAATGGTCGGTAAATGGTTATCAGTCTGAGCATCTTTCAACACCGATCCTTCAAAACTTTATTAAAAACCGCTTAAACGAATCACTCACAAATATTGGGATTGCTCCAGTATTTTCCGATGTGGATCAAGACATGCTGGAAAAAGCAGTATGGTTCGAAGAAGATGTATTAGGTAATACTTCTACCGACTTCTTCTTTAAACGCCCAACAGAATACTCAAAGAAAGACAAATCATACGACGAAGACGATCTATTTTAGGATATATACATTATGGAAAAATACTATTGGTTAAATGAAGACTCGCGCAAGTTTCTTGAGCGAGGATATTTGAAAGAGGGTGAGACAGCAGAAGAGAGAATCTCTGTTATTGCAAAGACTGCCCAAAAAGAACTAAAGATCAGAAACTTTGCTAAGAAGTTTGAAGAATATATGTCCTATGGATGGTATTCATTATCTTCTCCTATCTGGGCAAACTATGGACTTAAAAGAGGTTTACCAATCTCTTGCTTTGGTTCTTATGTAGATGATACACTTGAGGCAATTCTCACAAAGCAAGCTGAGATCGGAATGATGACTAAAATGGGCGGAGGTACATCTGGCTACTTTGGTGATCTTCGAAGTCGTGGCTCGGAAATCTCTTCTGGTGGTAAATCAAATGGTCCGGTTCATTTCATGGAGTTATTTGAATCCGTGACAAATGTGGTGTCTCAATCAAATGTTCGCAGAGGTTCCTTTGCAGCTTATATGCCAATCGAACATAAAGACATTCTAGAGTTTCTTCAGATTCGTGATGATGGTAATCCAATCCAACAGTTGTCAATCGGTGTAACTGTTTCCGATAAATGGATGAAGAGCATGATCGATGGTGATAAACCAAAACGTAAGATTTGGGCTAAGATAATTCAAAAGAGATTTGAATCTGGTTATCCATACCTATTCTTCTCTGATACAATGAATAACGAGGCGCCCGATGTATACAAGGATAAGAAGATGAAGATACATGCTTCTAATCTTTGTTCAGAGATTGCACTATCATCAAGTAATGATGAATCATTTGTGTGTAATCTTTCATCAATGAACCTTCTTCATTATGATGAATGGAAAGGCACCGATGCCGTTGAGGTATTAACATTCTTCCTTGATGCTGTAATGTCGGAATTCATTCGTAAAACAGAAGGCATGCCATATATGGAAGCACCCCGTAATTTTGCTAAACGCCAGAGGGCATTAGGAATCGGTGTTCTCGGATGGCATTCTTATCTGCAATCAAAGATGATCCCATTTGAAAGTTTCGAAGCAAAGACTTTGACTGGTCAAATCTCTTCATTGATGAAACAAGAATCTCATCTTGCTTCTAAAATTCTAGCAGAAGAATATGGTGAGCCTGAACTATTGAAAGGATACGGTCGTAGGAATGTAACTACTCTGGCTGTTGCACCGACTACATCAAGTTCATTTATCCTTGGTCAAGTATCTCCAAGTGTTGAACCATTGAATTCTAACTACTTTGTGAAAGACTTGGCAAAGGGTAAGTTCACATATAAGAACCCTTATCTTGAAAAGACACTTGAATCTCATAAGAAAAATAATAGAAACATTTGGAAATCTATTCTCACAAATGGTGGCTCGGTTCAGCACCTTGAATTCTTAACTGATGAAGAGAAAGGTGTGTTCAAAACCTTTGGAGAGATTTCACAGAAAGAGATTATAATACAAGCATCTATTCGTCAAAGAAATACCGACCAAGCACAATCAATCAATCTAATGATCCACCCAAAAACCCCAGTCAAAGAAGTAAATCAATTACTCATCTTTGCTTGGGAACAAGGAGTGAAGACACTTTACTATCATCGTGGGACTAATCCTTCACAGGAATTGTCTCGTAATCTACTCAACTGCAGTTCTTGCGAAGGATAATGATCAAAGAACTACAATACTGTTGCCATTGCAAATCACAATACACTGTTCAATATAGAGAACAAGATGTCGATGAAGATTTGGTTCCATTCTATTGTCCGTTTTGTGGAGTGGAAAACTACGGCGAAACCGATTTAATTGATGAGGAAGAATATGAATAAATAACTCCATGTGGAGTTATAAAGATAAAAAATTTACAACCGAGATGATCGGTGATAATATAGGCTTTGTTTATATTGTTACTGATACTGTTTCGGGCATGAAATATATCGGAAAGAAAGGATTCTTCTCAAAGGTAACCAAGCCACCATTAAAAGGTAAAAAACGTAAACGTAGGTCTATTAAAGAATCCGATTGGCAAGTTTATTGTGGTTCAAGTGAGGCTGTTAAAACTCTTGTTGAAGAAAATGGTTTAGATCATTTTGAAAGAGAAATATTGCATCTGTGTAAGAGTAAAGGAGAAATGAGTTATATTGAGATGAGAGAACAGATCACAAGAGATGTTTTATTGAAACCCGATGAATATTTGAATGGTTTTGTTGGTGGTAAAATCCATCGAAATCATCTGAAAAATCTTTGGATTGAAGAATAAAAAGATTTGACAAGTGATGGATATATGATATAATCAGTAATGATTCAAAATAATAGAAATATCACAAAAATACATTATGATTATAATTGATTACTCAGCGATTGCCATTGCGGCAATCTTTTCACAAGATCGTCCTCAAGATATTGAAGAAAGTCTTATTCGCCATATGATTCTTAATCGAATTCGTATGTACAATCTTAAGTTTCGCGAAAAATATGGAGAGACAGTCATCGCTTGTGATGGTGGATCGTGGCGAAAACAAGCTTATGCTCAATACAAATCTGGGCGCAAAAAAGGTCGAGAAGAATCACCACTTGATTGGAAAGAGTTTTTTCGTCTAATCAATATGATTCGTGATGAACTAAGAGAGCATTTTCCATATCCAGTTGTATGTGTAGAGAATGCAGAGGCTGATGATATCATTGCTGTTCTATCAAAATCTACTCAAGAGTTTGGAAAGAATGAACCAGTTGTTATTGTATCAGCAGATAAAGATTTCTTACAACTACATCGCTATTCTAATGTTAAACAGTTCAGCCCAATGAAACGTGATTTCATAAAAGTTGATGATCCACTATATTATAGATTTGAACATATCTGTAAGGGTGATAGTAGTGATGGTGTTCCAAATGTTCTAAGCCCAGATAATACATTTACAGATGGACTTCGTCAAAAGCCAATGCGTGTTAAGAAGATTCAAGAATGGTATCAAAGTAAAGATAATCTAGAGGCTGTTATGGAAACAGAAACCTTACGTAACTTCCATCGTAATAGAGAAGTCATTGATCTTGATTATATTCCAAAGGAAATTGTAGAATCTATTGAAAAGGAAACTAACGTAGAGAGATCGAAGACTAAGAAAAGTATCCTTAATTATCTCATTGCCAATCGGTGTAGCATGTTGGTAGAAGCCGCACCAGATTTTCAAACTAAATAACAATACTATGAAAACACTACACGAAATATTCACTGAAATTCAAGATTCACCCACACGTGCTGAACGCCAAGAAATCCTAAAAGAAAATAATTCTTTTTCACTTCGAACAATCCTTCAATTGAATTTTAATAAAGACATTAAACTTGAACTTCCAACTGGTAAGCCACCATACACTTGTGATGAAGAACCATATGGTAAACCAGAACAGAAGATTAAACAACTTGGTAAATGTGCCGTAGGGTCTGGGACAAATTCTATAAAGAAGGAAAAGATATTCATCGAAATCGTTGAAAGCTTGACTGAAAAAGATGCCAACATTGTATGCTTGGCTAAAGATGGAAACATAATGAAGGAATACTCTCGTGTATCCGAAAGCCTTGTGAAGTCTGTATTTCCTACACTAGTAAAATGAAGGAATACGAATTGAGAAGAATCATTGATGATCTTAAAAGAGAAATCTTATTACTCAATAAAAAGATTGCAACAATCGATGAAAGACACTATAAAGAGGATATTAAAAATTTGACAAATAGTAAATAAAGTATATATTATATACTATGAATATATTTGCCTTATCTCCAGTACCAGAAGTTGCCGCTAAGTGGCATTGTGATAAGCACGTGGTCAAAATGATTCTTGAATCTGCTCAAATGCTATCGACAGCCCATCGTATACTTGATGGTAAAGAATCTAGAAGACCTTCAGTCTCTGGTAAGACAATGTCAAGATATTGGGAATTATCCGATGAAAGAGAAAGTAAATTATACAAGGCTGTTCATATGAAACATCCATCTACACTATGGACGATGGAATCTCATCTGAATTATAAATGGCATTATGATTTATTCAAATGTCTATGCAAAGAATATACCTATCGATATGGAAAGATTCATGTATCAGAATCTAAACTTCTAGATATTCTAAAAGATACACCAAAGAATATTAAGAAATCCTATATGACACCCTTTGCTCTTGCGATGGGTTCTAACCCAGAGTGTATGGATTATGATGACCGTATTGGTTCATACCAAAAATTCTATCAAACAAAACAACATAGATTCTCAATGACTTGGAAGAGCCGAGAAATACCACATTGGTTTAAAATCCATAAATAAGACCTTATGACATACGATTACTATTGCAATAAATGCGACAAAGTGTGGGAAGAATCCCATTCAATTGATAACAGAGATAAACCTGTGGGAAAGCCATGCCCCTGTGGAGATGGCGGTACAGTTAAACGAGGTGTATGTGCGCCAGGGCTATCTTATGAAGGGTCTGTATCAACTATTAGAAGAGCGGGATCCGAGTGGAATGATGTCTTGAAGGGTATCAAGAAGGCTGGCGGCAAAAAATCAAATATTGACCACTACTAATATGAAAAGGAATAGAAAAAATATTAAAGGAAAAATAGAAAGAAGAGAACAACTGAATGACCGAGATTCATTTGAGAAAAATAGACGTAAGGTAAAAAAGTTCAATAAGAAAATGAAAAGTAAGCAAGAATTTTCGAATCAATATGAACATGAACTTTACATAGATAATTATGAGTATTAGATTCAATCATAAACCCATGCAACTTGGCTACGATCTGAAAGCAAAATCTACTGTTGCAGGGAGATTGTATAAAACTCCAGAGGGTGTATTCTATCCTTCGGTAACAACAGTATTAGGTCATGCAACTAAGGCTGGGATTTTAGCATGGAGAAAGGCTGTTGGTGAAGAAGAAGCAAATCGTATATCTCGTCATGCATGTGCCCGAGGAAATGCAGTTCATAATACAGCAGAGAGATACATCAATAATGAAGAAAATTTCTTAAAGGAACAAACCATGCCTCATGTTATCCAATTATGGAATGCAATGAAAAAAGTATTGGATGAAAAGGTAGATAATATAATAATGCAAGAGGTGCCACTGTATTCGGATGACTTAATGCTAGCGGGAAGAGTTGATTTAATATGTGAATTTGATGGGGTTCTATCCATTGTAGATTTCAAGACATCTAGTAGAGTTAAGACAAGGGATCAAATTTCTGGGTATTTTAAACAGGAGTGTGCCTATGCAATCATGTTCGAAGAAAGAACAGGAATCAAAATAGATCAGTTGGTTACTGTTATGGTTGTCGATGGATCAGATGAATCAATAACATTCATAGAGAAGAAAGAAGATTGGGAAGAACCACTCAAACAAACGATCTCAGAATATTATGATCATCTAAGAGAAAAAGTAAAGAATCTATAAGTTGTTCATCATCAAACATTTATGACTTTTAGGGTATTCACGTAAGTAGTATCCTAACTACTTTATACTCAATGAGATAAGACTATTGACAATATGATGAAAATAAAGTATAATAGTATTACAAGATTGAGAAAGACTTATTACATTATGAAAACATTCGGATACATCATACTAGCACTTAACATTGGTATTATACCAATCAACTACATCGCAGGAAATCTAACGTCTTCCTCTTTGATTCTTAACTTATCAATTTCTGCCATTGTGCTTTTCCAACTCACATTTGACAATAAGTAATGTACACAAACTCAAATAGACATCGTATGGGTCAAGAAAAATCAGAACTTAAAGTAGGTGATGATGTTTTGTATACCTGCGGCGAGATGATAGGTAGCGGCACTGTATTTCGAATTGAAGAAAAAGAAATCGTTGTGGAAACTGGAAATGGTGCTCAAGGATTAGAGTACATAAACAAATCTCAAATAGTAAAAAGAAATCATGGTTGATATATTAATGTTAGTTGCAGGTGTATTAGGAACCGGATTGATTTGTATGTTTATCTATTGGTTTACAGGAATTTTATAGTATGGAAAATGAATATAGTCTAAACTTTAATTCGACATTTGGTTTTGTTTTAATCAATAACAGAACTAGAGAAGAGATATCGGTAAGTGATTCTGAAGCTTTCAGATGGAGTAAAAAGTTTTGTGTTGCAGTTAATTTACAAGCAGATAAAAAGATGAGTGAAATTTTCAAGTTTTAATTATTATGGTAGAAGGATTATTAGATTACAAGAATGGCGTATTCGTGTTTATTAAAAACAACATCGAACACATCATCGATGCTGAACTAGCTCACAACCTTTACATTGGAACAGTTGAATGTTCTATGGCTGTACTAGAGTATTTTGAAGAAAAAGAATTTGAAGGCTATATGTCTTATATTCTACGAGATGAGATTTAAAAAATTATGATTATATTAACAGACTGTGATGGAGTCCTATTGAATTGGGCTCAGAGTTATAACTGGTGGATGCATCGTAAAGGATATCGCCAAAAGCAACCGAATGAATATGCTATGGATAAGTGTTATGGAATTCCACGAGATGAATCAAGGGAATTATGTAAAACTTTCTGTGAGTCAGCAGCGGTTGGATTTCTTCCACCTCTACGAGATGCCGTAAAGTATGTTCGTAAGTTACACGAAGAGCATGGTGTGGTTTTCCATTGCATTACTTCAATGAGTGATGATCGATACGCAATCAAACTTCGTGAACAGAATCTTGACCGAGTCTTTGGTGAGGGTGTATTCGAACGACTTGTATGTCTTCCATGTGGAGAAGACAAGGATGAGGCACTTGAACGTTATCGTGATTCCGATTTTATATGGGTTGAAGATAAGACAGAGAATGCCAATCTCGGTGCAGAAATGGGATTGAACTCTTTTCTAATCGAACACCCTTACAATGTTGGTAAAGATACGCGAGAAGGTGTGACTCGTGTAAAAAACTGGAAAGAAATTTACGAATATGTGGGCTGAAACGATTCTAGGAATAATCTATAATGTTTGTTTCATTGGGTGCTTCTGGCCCCAAATTTACAAGTCAATTAAAACACAGTCGGTCGAAGATGTGAGCATTTGGTTATGTTTCATGTCTATCATTGGATATTGTGCGGCTCTGAGTTATGCTCTCCTTCGATTTGGATTTGATTTCTGGCTATGCATCAATTATATATTGAGTGGTATTTCGGTTATTGCAATGATCTTAGTCTATTACAAGTATAAGAAATGAATTTAATTTTTATAGATACAGAAACAACTGGTGTGGTTAGAGAAAAACACGAGATTGTACAATTAGCCGCTATCGTGACTAATGATGATGCTTCGCAAGTATTGGATGAAATTAATATCACTATTCGACCAGAAATGATAAACACAATTGACCCAGCCGCAATTGCAGTCTGTCATAAAACAGTTGATGATTTATTATCTAATGAATATAGTATGAAAGAAGCCCACAAAGTCTTCTGTGATTTTCTAGGTAAGCATGTCAATAGGTATGATAGAAACGATAAAGCCCAATTCGTTGCGTACAATTCGCCATTCGATGAAGACTTTGTTCGATTACTATTTGATCGATGCGGAGATGATTATTATGGTACTTGGTTTTGGAATCCGAGTTTATGTGTGATGAGAGAGTTTGCTTTCTTACTTAGAGACAGTAGACACAAGATTGAGAACTTTAGATTATGCACAATATGTGAATTTCTTGGAATCGATTTTGATGAAGATAATGATGCCCATGATGCACTATATGATGTGAGAAAAACAATTGAAATATTTAAAAAACTAATATAATGGAAAAACTATACAAAAAAACAAAGACTGGTGCAATTGCTCAATGGGAAGTATTCACCGAAGGTAACAAATATTGGACAGAACATGGGCAGATCGATGGAAAGATTACAGTAAGTGTTCCCACTATATGTGAAGCTAAGAATGTGGGTCGATCAAATGAAGTGAGTGAATCAGAACAGGCTCAATTTGTTGCTCGTCGTAAGTGGGAAGATCGCCAAAAGTATGATGGTTATACAACCAATATCAATGATGTTGATAAAGGAAAAAGTTTTTTCGAATGTACTCTAGCACATAAATGGGATTCACATGCTAAGAAGATGCCAGAGAATATCATGGGTTCTCCTAAACTTGATGGTCTTCGTTGCATCATCACAAAGGATGGCGCCTTTACTCGTAATGGAAAACAGTATGTCACTACTAAATTCATTGAAGAAAGCCTACAAGAGTTCTTTGAGGAATACCCCGATATTGTTCTTGATGGTGAATTATATTGCCATCGTCTTCATAATGATTTCAATAAGATTACATCTCTTGCTCGAAAGACAAAGGAAAAATCTATTAAGCCTGAAGATTGGGATGAGATTAAAGACAAGTTGAAGTTGTATATCTTTGACATCTATGACCAAAGTGAACCAGAAAAGGAATTTACCGAGCGATATGAATTTATCCAAGAGAAGTTTATCGATGCAGAATATCTAGTTCCTGTTATTAATAAACTAATCACACATGATCAGATCGATGAGTATCATTCTGAATGTATCGAAGAAGGCTACGAAGGTATTATGTTGCGAGACCCATCTATGTTATATGAACATACTCGGTCTAAAAAACTTCTTAAATATAAGCAGTTCACGGATGATGAGTTCAAAGTTATTGATATCACCGCCGGCAAAGGTATACGAGCTACTATGGCAGGTCGAGTACGATGCGCAACAAAAGATGGTGTAGAATTCGAAGCAGGTATTCAAGGAACTCACGAATACTTTACAGAACTCTTAGTGGAGAGAAATAAATTCATCGGTCAGATGGCAACGATTCGATATCAGAATCTAACACCAGATGGTAAGCCTCGATTCGGTGTAATGGTTGATATAGGTCGGATAGATATATAATAAATAATATAGAAAGTAAAACATGAACGCACACATAAAAGCAATACAAACTAAACTACGAGGTCAACGTGATGAACACCTTGCAGATCTTAATGTCTACTTAGAAAATCCTGTAGGAGTTGGAGAACACCCAGGCATTGGTGAAGTAATTCAGCAGAAAATCGAAAAAATCGAATCTCTAGATTCGCAAATTGAATGCATCGATAGGTACTTTAAAAATTAAACGATAATGATTAACGCTTCCTTAGCTCAGTTGGTAGAGCAGTTGATTTGTAATCATCAGGTCGTCAGTTCGACTCTGACAGGAAGCTCCACTTTATTGCGAAGTAGCTCAGCGGTAGAGCAGGTGACTGTTAATCACTTGGTCGCTGGTTCGATCCCAGCCTTCGCAGCCATTGCACCTGTAGCTCAATTGGTAGAGCAGTTGACTTTTAATCAATTGGTTCGGGGTTCAAGTCCCCGCGGGTGTACCACTTAAATATGAATAAAGTCAATAATATGATTTGACATTACTAGATATCTAGATTATTATATACATAATGAAAATCAAACAACACACACAAACAAATATGCTAGGGAAAACCCGAGATCGGTATCTCATGATTGACCGTGAGGTTACAGTAGATACTGATAAAGAAACAAAGGCAGTCACAGTTGAAGTTACATTATTCAATGATATGGCTGATAGATTCTTTGACCGTCTTAAAGAAGAAGAACGTATTCAATGGGTTAATGAATTTTTCAATGGTGAGAATGCACCAATGATCGCAGATTATAAACTTGTGTGTCACGGTCATTAAACTATATAAATAAATTTCTGTACATTTAATTGAATACTATGCCAATGGAACAAAGTCTTCGGATTCCGGCGGAGAAAGTTCGAACCCCTCCTGAAATAAATGAGGCAGACCCACAGCAGAATGGGAAGAGCTTGTTAGATTCAATTAAACATTTTTGCCCCTATCGTCTAGGCAGGTCTAGGACATCTGGTTTTCATCCAGGCAACCGCGGTTCGAATCCGCGTAGGGGTGCCATTTTTAAGACGCTCTGATAGCTCAGTTGGATAGAGCAACGGTTTTCTAAACCGTGGGTCGCAGGTTCAAGTCCTGCTCAGAGTACCATTTATAATTTATAAATAAGATCATGAATATATTAAAATCACATTATCATGGCGATAAATGGAATAACATTGAAGTGAGTGTATTACCTGTAAAAGATTTGTGGGCTTCTGTACCTAGAGCAGAGATACATAAAGGAAAAGAATTCTTTAAACCAGTAATGAAAGACATTAAGGAAAATGGTTTACACTTTCCATTACTCGTTGTTAATTCAAGTCATGCTCAACTCGTTGCTCAAAAGAAAAAATATAAAGCCAAGATGTTGGCTGTGCCGCCAGATAATGGAAAAAATTTATATGTTGTGTGGGGAGGCTCAAATCGATGGCACGCAGCAAATGATCTTGGATTTGAATATGTAGATTGTGTCGTTTTCAATAATGGTGAATTTGATTCGGCAAGGGGCATGCAAATCCTACATCGTAAACCGTATCAAGGTAAATTTTATTAGTGTGAAAAAAATTAATCTCTACTATCAAAAATCTCCATCGCCTGGAAATTTTGGGGATATACTATCATCTTTCATATTGAAGAAATTGGGCTATTCAATCACTGACGCCAAAAATAGTGATTCTGGTAAATTCATATGTATTGGTAGTACAGCCAAGTTTATTAAAAGGGGAGATGTGGTTTGGGGCACAGGAATAATGAGTGATTCTGATCCAGTTGAAACCAATGCTCGATACTTGGCGGTGAGGGGTCCATTAACTGGTAAAAAAGTTGGATGTGATGTTTATGGTGATCCTGGCTTATTGTGTTCACACTTCTGGCCGTTACACGCAAGAATTCAGAACAAGAGAAAACTGGGTGTTATACCACATTACGTTGATTATAATAAATATAATGTTGAAGAACATTACCAAATAAATCTTTTGAATTCTAATCCCATTGAAGTGATGAGAAACATTGTCAAATGTGAATCCATCGTATCATCATCACTACATGGTATCATTGCAGCACACTCCTATGGAATTCCAGCAGGTTGGTGGCGGCCATCAGATTCATTACATGGAGATGATTCTAAGTTTAAAGATTATGCAATGTCTGTTGGTATCGAATTACAATCACGCAAGGATTACAAGGATGTTATGATGACATTACCTTCTCAAGAAAAAATTAAACAAATACAAGAGAATCTTTTAAATGCAATACAAAGTTATTAGTTTTTACTCTGAACCAGAGCGAGGCTCTACATACTACACTAAACATGCGGAGAGATTTGTGTCTGAGTGCAAAGGATATAACTTAGATTACCACATCGAAGAGTTAAAGAGTAAAGGAAATTACTTTAAGAACTGTAGAATGAAACCCGGTTTCATACAAGGATGTATGGAAAAGTTTAAAATGCCACTCCTTTGGCTAGATGTTGATACGTATATAAGAAGCCAACCAAATATAGGTAATATGTCTTCTCTAGATTTTGGTGGTGTTGATCGACCATCTGGAAGACATAAAGGTGAGGATTTTGGAATATATGCTCACTGTCTATTCTTCAATAATACATCAAGTTCTTTAGCATTGTTGAAAGATTGGAAAAATTTATGTGATAATGAGAATGGTATCCACGTAGGAGATCATCAAATATTAGCGAAGCTTTATCGAAAAGATAAAAATATAAATTTCGGCTTCATTAACGATTTTACAAAGTATTCTTTGGCGCCTGTTTCAGAGGTACGCAGTAAAAGGAGATGATCATTTCAGATTACACAATCAATACAGATACAAGAGAATCTTTTGAATGCTATTACAGGAACATTACGCCAGACAGGCATGTAAAGAAATTAAGTTAAATAATCCAAAGATAGAGATATATCATCTTAAAGGAGAAACCATAATTAATAATAAAACTTATGGAATTGTTTTTCCGAAATCATTGATCGAATACTGTAAAGGTCTTTGGAGTGAAAGAACAAATGAATTCTACTTCAAAGGTGTTATCAATGGCAAAAGAGAATGGATTAAACAATACAGTAATGTATATGAATCTGATCGTGGCAGGAATACTAAATTAAAATATTCATTAGACAAAGAATATTATAAATCTTTAGCAGAAACAAAATTTGCTCTTTCTCCAACGGGTGGATGTGATTGGAGTTATAGAATGTTTGAAGCAATGGCTTGTGGTGCAATACCAATATTAGGAGATAACGATATAGATGTATTCATTAAAGATTATAAATATTTTAGACACTCCGATAAGAAAAAATATGATATTGAAGATGTTCATTACAATTATGAAATGTTATTAAAGAAGGTAATAATATGATTATTTCGGGTTACACAATTAATACAGATTATGAACAAGAGGTGAAAGACCTTGAGTCTGATCTAAAGAGGTTCAATCTTCCATATAAGTTATATGGCTATGAATCCCGCGGTGATTGGACAAAGAATACAATGGTAAAGGCTGAGCTTGTACAGAGAGCATTGAAAGAATACCCAGGCAAAGATATCATATGGATCGATGCAGATGCTGTTATAGTAAAAGAGCCTAGATTCTTTCATCAATTAAAAGATAAGACATTTGATATTTGTTGTTATTATCTTAGTACCCGTTATAATCCAAATGAATTATTGAGTGGTACAATCGTATTTCGAAATAACGATATTGTGAATAAACTTGTAAATGATTGGGTAAATGATAATGATGAAGTTAATTGGGATCAAAAAATATTACAGAAATATGTCGATGGTAAATATTCAGATAGACTTAAAAAACTCCATCTGCCTTCAGAATATATTAAGATAAAACCTAGAAATGTTCACAATGCTAGAAGTCTAGATTGCGTAATAGGACATAAACAAGTGAGTCGTGAACAAAGATATAAAATTAAGTGATCTAGTCAAAGGTAAGAATGTACTTCTTGTTGGTAATAGTAAGTCTTTGCTTAAAAAGAATAATGCGGCTCTCATAGATTCTTATGAATTTGTAATTCGTTTCAATCTGTCGATAGGGAAATTACACAAATATAATATTGGAAAGAAGTGTGATGCTTGGGTCTTTGCTATGTGTAGAGAACGGGTTATTAAGAACTCTTATGATTCTGCACTAATTAAACCAAAGGTGTGTGTGAGATATGGTGCACCATTTAATATCGGAGATGTAAATATTAAACTAGATGTAAAAAAAGATGATGTTCGTAAAGAGATTGGAATAGGTGTAGATATGCACCCAAGTACAGGTGTTGTTGTGACTTGGTATATGCTAAACAACGCTGAACCGAAATCACTATCTCTAATTGGATTTGATTCATTTAAAAATCCAAATTTCTACGCATCAAATACAAACGCATCACTTTGCCATAATCTGGATGCTGAAACAGAATATCTCAAACGAGTTCCTGCCACAATTTTGTGATCTCGTAAAGTAAAATAATATTGACATAGTGTCCAATATCTATAGTATTAACGTATGATTAAATTTATATATGAATTTGTGATTTACATATTAATTGTGCTATCACTACCCATACTATTCATATGCGGAAGTCTGTTAGCAATATATCATGTTGGAGTATTCACATTTATGAATTATCCTAGAATGGCTTTTGATACTTTGTATGGTAGTATTACGAAAAAACAGTAATATATATCAGAATTATCTATGATGATGAGTATCAATCACTTATGAATTTTTAATTCTTAATAACTTGTATTATGTAACTTCTTCATAGTCAGTGACATACATCCATTGACAAATCAGTGATAATGTATTATAATATACATATAAGATTGATTATGAGTAATAAAGAAAAAACTATTAAACTACTAGGGTCAGAGATGAGCAAGGATCACTTTCTCATCAAAACTGGACGATGCATCGAAGATGGTGTCGATTTAGTAAAATCCCTAATGATTGAAGACTACAAAAAGTGGTCAAATATACCAGAAGAAAAATCTGTTTGGGAATGTGGAGAAGATGGCGCTTCTATCAAAGAGAAGATGTGTTATGAATATGCCACCAAAATTGGCATCAAGAAAGGATCAAAATATATCAAGATTCTGGGCGGAAGTGGAGTCTGGGGATTTGTTGTTAATACTGATAACGATAAGAAATTCAAGAAGGGTGATCTTCTCAAAGCAGCCAGTTGGAATGCCCCAGCAAGAAACTTTATCCGAGGAAATGTCATTGAAGACACACTTGATGATCTAAGAAACGGTCCAATTACATGGGCTGGAATTAGTTAATACATTAAAATTTACAAACTATGAATAATATAAAAATACTTCGCCCACTAGAATTTAGGGGCTCCTTCGATGCAGATGAAAATGTTTCTCGTGAATGTATTTACGAGAAAGTGATTCCTCAAATTAAGAAAGAGCGGCACGCAGAAGAAGTTGCCGAACTTATGTTTCACATTTTAAATGCACCTGAAGAAATACTAAGTGAGGTCGAATTGGATATTGCAAATGAATTTCGAGCGGCAGGACATTACTCACTTTCTACAGGAGACATCGTAGAAGTAGATGGTTCAGCCTTTTTATGTGAATCATTTGGATGGAAAGAAGTAACTCTTACTTATGGAAGTACACGGGACATATATAACTATCATTAATTAAATGAATATAAAAACACTAAATATTAAAAGAGATTTTACGGTCTCAAAAAGTTATACATACAACGGATATCAATTGATGTTTTCGTTTTCTAATGGCTATGGAGCCAGTGTCATTGATCACGATTATAGTAAAGGATTGGAAATCGCTGTATTAGATTCTGATAATAAAATTATATATAATACTCCAATTACAGATGATGTATTAGGTTACCTGTCAGACGAAGAAGCAAGTTCTACATTAGAAAAAATATCAAACTTATAATGGAAGAGAAAATAGATAAACTGCAAGAAAAGTGTTTTGCACTTCTTGGTACACTTAACGCAATTAAGACCGGAGAGGTTGTACTCGACAATGAAGAGCATATATCCAGATTGAATACAGATCTGCGAGATATGATGGAGGCAGGTGCTGCATTTTTTTCTCCTCAGTAAGTAAAAATATTATTTACAAATTAGCAAAATAGTGATATAATAATGATATGATACATTTAACAGAAATATTAATGGTTGTGACAGGAGCAGTATCCACCGGGCTCTTGTGTTTTTTCATATGGTGGCTAATCGATATTCTTTAATCAAAGTAACATGATAGAAAACCCTAATCCAAATCTAGTAACGGTTGAAATTTATCGTAAGGATAACCGCTACAAACGAGGTGAAAAACTCATAAGTAAAGATGATGTTGAAGATACCAAAAACTTGGTTGCACATATTTCTGAAGCCCTTGACAAAAAAGAGAGATTTGTAATTTGCAAAACATTTGTCAAAAGAGTGAATAGAGTATCTCAAGAATCTTTTTGGGAGCGATATGATACCCCATACTATTGCTCTCCTTCATCCGAAACATATTGGAGTATGTAATTATGAAAAAGTCATTAAATAATCAAAATAAATACAAACACAAACTACAATTGAAAGACAAGGTAATCATTGGTATATTTTCGATAGGATTCTTTATCTGTCTATGTATATGGTTAAATTTTCTATGAAAGATAAAAACATATTGGTTACAGGCGGTGCCGGATTTATCGGTAGCCATCTTTGTGAGAGATTACATAAAGATGGACATAATGTCACAAGTCTAGATAATTATTTTACTGGCTCAACTGATAATCATGTCGATGGAGTCAAATATATCAAGGCTCCAACGTGCGACATTCATTATGCACCCATTCATCCATTGCCCGATATCGTATATCATCTAGGTGAATATTCTCGTGTCGAACAGAGCTTTGATGATGTTCGACTTGTCCACGAATACAATACAAAGGGAACCATTGAAGTCCTTGAATATGTAAGAGAGATCGGAGCCAAGCTTGTCTATTCTGGTAGTAGCACAAAGTTCAGTGATAACGGCGCAGATGCATCTCCTTATGCTTTTAGTAAGGCTAAGAATACTGAACTAGTAATGAATTACGGCAAGTGGTATGATATGCCATATGCCATAACATATTTCTATAATGTCTATGGAGGTAGAGAAATCAAAGAAGGAAAGTATGCGACCCTTATTGCTCTATTCAAAGATAAGATACAGAAAGGCGAGAAATTGACAGTTGTATCACCTGGCACACAAAAGAGGAATTTCACATACATTGATGATGTCATTGATGCTCTTGTATTGATCGGAGAAAATGGCGAGGGTGACGGCTACGGAATTGGATCAGATCAATCTTATTCTGTTCTAGACATTGCAAAGATGTTAAACGGCGATGTTGAAATGTTGCCTGAAAGAAAAGGCAATAGAATGACAGGGGATGTCGTAACAGATAAAACAAAAGAACTCGGCTGGAAATCATCACATAATTTAGAAGAATATATTAATGTCCTCTGATAATTAAATCGAAAGAAATACTATGGCTAAAATTACAAGAAAGAAAATACTAAAACAGAACGAAGAGTTGAGGGCTAATTATATGCACGCAATATATTCTATCATGGAGATTAGACAAGCTGTTGGTGATACAGATGCCAAACTATCTCATAAAGAACTTGTTGAAAAAATCAAATCATTAAAAGATATAAATAAATAATATGGCAAAACGAACAAAACCCGGTGTAGATTTAAGAGCGCCAAACCCAACTAAAACAAAACGCCTGGGACGATCCCATGGCGGGATGGTTTATAATTCTATTGTTGATCGTATGGTTACACCTAAGATCGATACAGCAATCAAAACTAATAAGGAAAAGAAATGAGCGACGAACTATTCGATTTCGGATTCACAGCGGTTGATGAGAGTGAATTAAATTCTTATCAACAAGCTTCTGAAGCAGAAGCTAAAGTTAAAGAAACCACACAAGCAGTAAATGCAACACAAGAAAAGGTTGATTCACTTTATAATGCTATCCAACCATTGCTTGATAATCTAAAGAAAAATCCAGAAAAGGAATACATCTTATGGCCTCAAAGGCTTCAGAAGATTGAGCAATTCGAAACTTACCTACAAGGTATATACACAAAATAACAACAACAAAAACTAAATCATGATTACACTAATTGTAGTATTCGTTGCAGGCTTTATCACTGGCGTCCTAGTAGGTCGCAACAATGTAAAGACTGTTGAAAAAGCGGTTGAAGACACTCTTGAGCTTTATGACAAAGCGCAAGATGAAATTGCTGAACTCAAAGCAAAAGTCAAAAAGCCAGCTAAAAAGGCTTCTAAAAAGCCAACTAAAAAGAAGGCTATTAAGAAGCCACAAGTGGATTAATATCTATTAAGATATCACAAAACCCCATCATTAATTTGATGGGGTTTTTTATTATAAATCCAGATCTGTATTTTTAGAGGACGGGACAGACTTCATATACCTAGACTGAAATTTTGATAGAGCGTCTGGATAATATAAAATGATATCATCTAATTTATCTGTAACAATTTCACAATTGGTAGATAAGACCCTAAAAGTTCTACCAGGGTTTACGATCTTTAGATTATTTTTTGAGACAATGTAGTAATCAGAAACACTCGAAAGATTCTTAATTACAGTAATATTATTCTCTGTTTTTATACAATGTTTGTATCTGGGCTGAATATTTATTTTCATTATTATTTATTAAATTACTATAGTTGAAATACACTTGCATAGGTTTGAAATGCATAAACGTTGTTATGGACGCTGCCCATATAGCCATTGGCGTTCGAATTCGAAGCAATTATTTTGGAACCATCAGATGAAATTACTACATCAGTTCCAAACCATTCGTAGTAATATTGGGTCGTATTACTAGTATGAAGAATATCAGATATAGGTTCTGAAATTAGGTTGAAGTCTCCTGATATCCCCGTCGAAGTCGAGGAATTGTAAGGAGCCAGACCAGTATATGTTGATTTATCCAACTCCCTAACTTGTACAGTTCCTCTATACGGCTTACTCCCATCGTATGAGCCGGGTGACCCAATTGCAATGCGATCACCATCAGCGCTCATACTGACTTGTGCACCAAACCATAGTGCTTCAGTCCCACTGGGCCCAGAATTTAAGTCTTTAATAACCGAGCCTACTTGGCGCCATGCTTGGACGTATTCACTTACAACATATTCAAAAATCGATACGCGTGCGTCTACTGAACTTCCATACGTGGGATTATTTAAAAAGGGACTACCAACTATGACTCGATCTCCTGCATCATTCATGCTGACGGCAGTTCCAAAATTTGCTCCAGCGACATGTCCTCTTAAAGTATCTCCGAGCTTAGACCATGCAGGATTCTGTGTAGAATCATAGGTATAAATTTCTGCCGCGCCTGTACTTGTACTTTGACCATTATTGCTTGACAATGGCGAGCCAATTACTATTCGATGTCCATTTCCACTTAGTTTAATTGCATCGCCTATGAACTCATAATCGTTATAGGTATCAGTGGGATTCGTAGTGACCCCCGGCACGTCGCTGCTGTAGATTAAACCTCCTCCGCCAAAAGCACCAGATTCTTCGCCAAGTATGGTATTTCCTAGTTTAGTCCATATTGGGGTTGCTCCTGAAGTATCTAATTCAAAGACTCGGATTTCACCGCGACTGGGTTCAGTTCCAGATTCATCACCATCAGCTAGTGGCGCGCTTGCTGCAATTATTGTTCCATCATTACTGATACTCACTGATGAACCGAAATCGTCACCAAGAGTTTCGCCATAAATAACACCTCCAAGTTGTACATAGCCCTTACTTGGAGAGTCTGGATCATATTCAAAAACATCAACACGACCTCCAGCATTTTCCGATCCATCGGTGGCGGTGCTTGATCCAACAAATCCTGGCGTGCCGATCACAATCCTGTTTCCTGATTCATCGAATTCGATACTTTGACCCATCCGATGGACCGAGCCTCCAGAGCCGGAATAAGCATTATTTTCGACAAGGTCGGTCATATTAATTGTATCAATTTTATTCCAAGCATTATTGTTGGCATCCCAATCATGAATTTCTATGTATCCGCGGATGTTTGAGTCAGCTTGCGATATCGGGATCTGGTTCAGTGCCTCATCTTCAGTCGCGGAAATTGCCAATCTAGTTCCATTACTATTTAATGTAGTATCGGTGCCATAGTTCATGTACCACATCGGCCGATAATGGCTAACATTATACATGGGCTCTACAATCCGAGCGCCAAGTTGGATTGCACTACCCAATTGAAGAGTACCATTACTTGTAATGTCCCAGCCTTTATCAAGGAGATGCGCCACGTAGGTAGTTGACGCGCCAGTACTTTGAATTGCTGTCAATGAATTCCATGTATATGAACTTGTGCCTGTAATAGGAGTATGAATGCCCTGAACAGAGCCAGTATAAATTTCAGAGAGAATAGTCGTAATGTCAGATGATGGTAGACCAATATTTAGATTAATTTCAGTTAATAGACTAGGGCGCGTGGCATCTCCATAAGTATATGTACTGCCCAAGCCAAAATGGGCATCAACTAGAGGAAATGTCATCTGATCCCATCCAGTTAATTCAAATGAACCATTGGAGGTAGAGATAGTGGTGCTTGAATCATTAATCGTTACCGAAGTAAGAGCACTTATATCAAACGGAGGATAGTAAATGCTACCAGTTGGAAGTGGAGTATCAAAACTCTGTGCCTCAATAAATTGACGTGCAACAGCGGAGGTTGAGCTAATGACATACGTTGGTCTTCTAAGACGAACTTTGATGGTCGTGCCAGCGGTCAAATTATCAAAGGGTGAATTTACTTTACTAGTGAAAGCCATAGTACAACCTTCCCATGTTTTATACCAAGATGATCCCGAAACGGCTATTCCTCTATATGTCTCTCCTGCAGTAGTATAACTTGTATTAGTAAATTTACCAAAGTTACTCGCAGCTGTAAAACCAGTACAGTTTCTCCATGTTTCATTGAAGTTTTCACATTTGACAACATCAATTGCAGGGAATGACGTAAGATCAGAGCAGTCTTTCCATGTTGAATCTAGACTTTCGACATTTGATGTATCAATCGATGGGAATGATGTAAGCTGGCGGCAGTCTTCCCATGTTGAATCTAGACTTTCGACATTTGATGTATCAATCGATGGGAATGATGTAAGCTGGCGGCAGTTTTGCCAACAACCAGTCATCGATGTTACAGAGCTTGTATCAATCGATGGGAATGATGTAAGACCAGAGCAGTCATTCCATGTTCGATCCATAGCTGTTATGCCGCTTGTATCAATCAATGGGAATGATGTAAGACCAGAGCAGTCAGACCATGTTGAACTCAAAGTATTATTGGATAAAGATATGGTGCCCCTATTAACGGAATCGATGCTAAGTGCTGGATACGTCATTTCTTCAGCCACTGTAGGATGGACTGTAGATGTATCATTCATTGTCGTCAAATCAATTGCAGGAAATGATGTAAGACCAGAGCAGCGATTCCATGTTGCAAACATATTATATACTTTGGATGTATCTAGTGCTCCCGTAGCTGCATCGGGAGTGGGGAATGATGTAAGACCAGAGCAGTCAGACCATGTTTGATACAAATTTAAGGCCTTTGATGTATTAATCGATGGGAATGATGTAAGACCAGAGCAGCCTCCCCATGCGTAGGCAAAACCTAAACCCATTTCAGTATTAATCAATGGGAATGATGTAAGACCAGTGCAGCTTCTCCATGTTCTATCGAAAATTTCAACATTTGATGTATCAATCAATGGGAATGATGTAAGACCAGAGCAGTTATACCATGTTTGATACAATCCGTATACACCAGATGTATCAAAGCCATTGGCATGGGTAGGGAATGATGTAAGACCAGTGCAGGAAAGAAATGAGTTCGACAATGACTTCACATTGGACATATCAAAGTTTGTTAGCTCGGTGGATATCGTTGTTAAATTCGAAGCATAAGAGAGGAATTTATCAAGTGAATCAATTGTCATGTTACCCCACTCGACTATCTCTTCTATCATTTTAACTGGATGTTGATCGGAATTTATCGAGATGCCATCTTCATTAGAAGTTTGCGAACCCCCCACACCAGAAGGAAAGTTGAAACTAAAATCACAACTTCCTTGGGAAGTTTCCATACTGTATATGTCAGCACCGCCAACATTACTCGCATCATTAGTCAAGGCAGTATCAAGGGCATAACTATGATGTTCACTGTAGTATGGAAATCCAACTGTTGAGAATTTTTGAGCAACAACATTTTTATCATTTTGTGTTATGGACACAGTGTATACTCCGTCTGTTGCATAAGTATGAGTGAGTCTATTAAATGAAATATTATCTGGTGTCGATTCTTTAGTTGATCCATCTCCCCAATCGACACTAATATTTCTTGCGCGTTCGACAGCAAAATTATTCAATGTAGTATTTGTCGTATCGATCTTGACTTGAAAGGCATCGGCTACTTCGGTCTGTCTAATATCTACAGTGACCACATTTTGTCCATTAGTACTTGAGACTATGATTGTTCCTGTTCTATCATTAACAATGTCAGTATTTTCTGTCACAGAATAAACAACATCATCACCATCATTGCCCGAAGAAGTTGTGAGTGTTATCCAACTAGTACTAGTTGTTGCTGTCCAACCAATATCAGAATCAATCTCGAAAGATAGACCTGTTGCTGCATCAGAATCAATGACTTGCTCATCGACAGACTCAATTTCCGAAGCACCTTGGCTCTGAGTCACACTTATCACTTGACTATAACCTGAGGCAGTCGTAACAGTAATGTTTCCACTACGATCATTTTGCTGATCAGTATTTTCTTCTAAATCAAACTGTATAGAACCATTTCCAGTTCCGCTAGAAGAAGATAATGATATCCAAGATACAGAACTTGTTGCTGTCCAACTTGCATTTGATACTACATTGGTAATATTATTATCTCTAGCTTCATTATTAAATACTAGTGATGAACTTACTGTTACACTCTCTACTTCACCTTGTGTAACTACATACGTAAATGTTTGGAAACCATTAGTGACTGTGATTACCCCTTCTCTTACAGAGTTATTTGGATTACCAATGACTTCATAATTTATGGTTTGACTAAGATTGTTTTTACTAATGCTTCCAATTGTCAACCAACTTACATTAGAAGTTGCTGTAATAGTGAATCTGGAAGCCATACTGAAAGAATAATTTCCCTGTACGAAAGCTACTGTTCTAGAAGTTTCACCAGAAAAACTGAGAGGAGCATCCTCTGCGGCATTCAATGCATAAGATAATCTTTTCCATCTGCCGATTGTATTATGATCCGATTGAATCAAAGAGATATCATCAGGGGTCTGTTCGTTAGAACCATCCCAAGAATATATACCTCCATCACCATCTTGTGTAGTGGTAGCGCCGAGAACTAAAACGGCGTGATTAAAATGTTTTAATGATTTTAATTCTTCTAAAGAAGAAACTACTTCAAGAAGATTATTACCTATTCTAGTGTTAAATTTTGTCAAACTCATATTGTTATTATTTATCTAATTTTTGATGTCTTCTCCAGTGTTATTTATACAATTTGTGATGTCTTCTCCAATCATCTCTATATTTTAAAATCCAATCCATCAATGCTTTTTCGAAACCAATGTCTTTTCCTTTTTTCTCTGACTCAATCCATTTGTGTTTTAGGATTTCGTTCAATTCTCTTTGATAATATTTATATACTGAACTATTTTCCTTGAAGCTCATCGTTGGCTCTATATTTGTCAGTAATGTGTCTTTCTTGAATAAGAATCTTAAGTTTCATCTCTAAACGAATCATATCATTATCCAAGGTTTGTATTTGTTTTTTAAGTTTACCCAGAGATGATCCACATTGACCAAGGGCAGGCTTAACATCTTTTGTTACCCAACACCAGATGTACCAGATAAAATATCCTGTTAATAATAAGGCAATTACTGGAAATCCATATGTTCCAACTGTGTCTGCCCAGAATTGAAAATCTCTTCCACTCATTAGTATTTGTATTGATAATTTTTAGGTAATGAATCACGATCTTTAAAAGTCTTGGCTGCCTTATCTATCTTTTGAAGTTTCTTGATAAGTGTTCTTAACTCTTCTCGGTCGTAATCATTTCCATTCTTTTGTAAATTGTATATTGCAGCCAACTCTCTTACTGCTGTAAACATATCAACTTTGATTGATTTTGAATCCAGTCTCATGAATTCCTTTTCTTCTAACATTTCTCCTTCAAGAATGTTTTTACTGCTGTTAATTAAATTTTTCATATTAGTCGTCTCTACAATCTTCTTTACCTTCACTAGCGGCAATTCTGGAAAGGTTTGGTTCTACATTGAATGCACTTGAAAAAAGAGCATCTATCTTAACAATATCATTGTTCATCACATCACACTTATTTTCAAGTGAGAGTAATGATTTTGATATTCCCGTGATTTGATCTTTCACTTGTGCAAGGATAAATTTGAGGATAAGAAAGAGAAATCCACCAGTTGCCAATGCAACTGTGATAGGAACTCCAACTTGATTGATAAAATTGAGTATATCTCCTGTCATGATTTTATTTGTAATATTGAGCCATCTTGTGACTTTTTTGCTTTTGCATTTCTTTAATTAAAATGATAAATACTTCGTCAAATTCGTCGATTGTTTTGTTAAGTTTTGCTATATCTGATTCAAGTGATTCAACTTTATTTTCTAAATCAATTGTTTGTTGAGTCTGTAGATAGAAGCATGCAACAATTGTTACAGAAAGAATAAAAAGAATGAGTTTTGATATCATATTTTTTACTTGCCTCCGGCTGAAGGTGTGAAGTAAAATCCAATTATTGCTCCCAGAGTGGCGATTGAGACCAGAGCGATGTGCCCTGTTGTGATTGATGTGGTAATATCAGCTCCACTGGGAAAGGTGACAAGTCCCCAGAGGATTCTAACGGCCTCTTTATTTTCTGGTGGGGTAAAGGTAATAAGTTCGACGCCTGGCCAGATGGTGCAAAGAACGGAAATGATGAAAAAGTTGAACATCCCGATAAGAGCAATGATCCGACGAGTAGCACGGGTAAACATTGATGTTTCTTCATTGGCTTCTCCGAATATAGCATTTTGAGTTTCAATACTTGCTTTTGATAATGCTAAATCTCTTGCAAGTTCGCGTTTAGCGGCGGCAGTTCGTGCATCTGCAATACTTGCAGCAAATCCACCAACCATTTTTAAAAGTGATCCCATTCCCGTGGCACCGAGTGTTGTGAGTAACATTGTTATTAATCCAAACATATTTCTATTTATATGTTTTAAGTTTTTGGAAAGAAAATATACTCAAAAATGATGTCTGAGTATAAATAAAGTTAGTTAGTTATGGCTAAAAAGAAAAAACCTATAGAAGAGTTAGACCTTGAAGAGGCAATCAACGTGGTCAAGAGGTTGTCTAAGCCGGATAGACCAAATGAGGAACATGAACTTCTTAAAAAAGCATCATCATCTCTGTTAAATGAAATCCAGCCTGGATTTGAGTTTGAAGATGATGAAGAAGGTGAATCCACTGTCTCAGAAGATTTAACGAAGCCACCAGGCTTCTTAGAACAACTTGGGAATCAGGCTGCTACACTCGGCCCTGCTGGTCTTATAGCTCTAGGTTCTGCAGCATATTTTCAAGTTGATACAGTGGTTGAAGAAACACGAATAGTTCAACAAGTTGCTGAAGAAAAATGGGAAGAAGTTAAACTTGAACACCCTAACATTAATTGGGATGATCCTCTTGCAGGTTTCACTACAATTCTTGGCATGGGTGATATAGAAATTGATTTAGACCCACCTACTCAACCAGAATCAAAGGGAACAAATGAGACTACAACAATATCTAAGGGAACAGAACCGGATGGAGAAGAAACTCCAGAGACAGAAAATTCTAAAGAATCCACTAAGACCTCTACTGAATCTAATACAAAGGATGAGGATTCGAATGAGGAAGATGTAGAGGAAGAAAAAGAAGAGCCTAAGAAAAAGAAAAAAGGTTTCTTCTCAAAACTTTTAGGAGGCGATGAAGAAGAAAAGGCTGAAGAGCCTGAAGAAGAATCAGAGCCTGAATCAGAAAATAAAGAATCTGAAGAAGAATCTAACGAACCTGAGCCCGAAGCCGAGGAGCAGGTTGAAGAAAAACCCAAGAAGAAAAAAGGTTTCTTCAGTTTCCTCACCGGCGGAGGAGATGATAATGAAGAACCTGATTCTGAAGAAGGAGAACCAACACAAGATGGCGACACAGTACCAGATGAGCAAACAGAAGAAGAGTCTACTGAAGAGTCTAAGACGGAAACGTCTGAGACAGAAGTTGACGGAGGCAAACAGGCAGGAAACCCTGAAGCAAACGCCGATACTGCAGAATCGAATGGTGTAAAGAAATCTGGTGGTGGTGGTCTCCTTTCGTTATTTGGTATTAATACTAATGAAGAGGAGGTGGTTAAACAAGGTGATATATCTGCTGATGAGGAACCTGTGATTGAGATTGCAGAAGTCGAATCAGAAACGGAGACCCCACCCATTTCTACTGACACTGAGGTCGAAGTAGAAGACATATCTATTGATGGAATAGATGACATTAAACCTCACGCAATGGTAACAGAGATTGAAGTAGAGGCAGTAGAAATAGATATTTCTGATATGGTAACTAATGCTGAGGTAATAGTTGATGATATTTTAATCGATCCAGGCATTGAAATAACAGCGATCGACGATGTGATCGAACAAGTGATTACACCCGACGAAGGCACAATAATTGTTTCTCCTTCTAATCAACTATACGCTTCTAATTAATATGAATACAAAAGATAAAATAGTATTTACACTAGTAATAGGATTAGTAACTTTGTTGTTTGTTATTACTATAGGAGACTTCTATGTTTCTATTAAAGAGCATAAGCCTGTCGATGAAGGAGTAATTAATTTGTTAAAGATGTCAGTCACTGGCATCATTGGTATTGTGGCAGGATATATGTCACGTAGCAAATGTCACTGCAATGGAGGAGACGAAGAATGATACAATATATATTTCAACAATGTAAAGGAAATTTAATCGAGATAGCAATTGCAACGATTGGTATCTTATCAATGCTAACAATGCTCATACCGAAAGATTCATTCCTTGGAAAAGGTTTAGGTCTCTTTGGACAAATCTTTGGATTAATGGGTAAATTAATAGGAAAAAAATAAAATGGAATACATCGCAACAGTAATCAATTGGGTAAAAGCCAATAAAAAGAAAACAGTAGTAGGTCTTGTAGTCGTACTCATCGTACTTAATATGCTTGGAGTTATCGGTGGCGAAGCAGTAGTAGCAGGAGAGTAGTATTATGTATAAATGGTTAATACTATTTTTATTAATGGCCGCTCCGGCATTCGCTAGTATTAGCATACTAGGACCACTCACTGGTGCAAACGCTGACTATTCTTATTATGACCTAGATGTTGTCTTAGAAAATGACCAATATATCGAAGGGTTTAGTGGCTCATCGGGTGGACCAGAAAATACTACAGACCGTACATATTACGAGTACATATATATGACTCCTGATAGTGCAGGTGATGATTTTAGTTTCTCTAATTACTCAAGCTCATTGCAAGGATCAGATGGTTCGACAGTCGATACACAAGTATTGTTGTATGATAGTGACACTTTTGATTTAGCCAACGTTATAACTAGTATGCCAGAAATCTTTAACTCATCATCAACGGTTGGATTTGGTGGAGGTCAGAGTCTTAATAGTGGACAAGGAACTGGTACAGGCGAAGGTGCATTTGACGGTCTATTCGACTTAGAGGAAAAAGAATATCTAGTAGTATTTACTTCTTTTCAAGCCAATGCACTTGGCTCAATGGATATTGAGATTAATGGACCAAGCGATCTATATTTTAGTACAGTGCCTGAATCATCAACCTATGCTTTACTTGTAGGTATCCTTGCATTTTTATACATAGCAACGAAACGCAGAACAGATTAAATTATGAGATTTTTGTTATGTACATTATTGTTAGTGGTAACATCTATAGCGTATGGCTTAGGAGGTCTTAAATTCACTTCGTTTAGTCGAATCTTTTTTGATGACAATGTTTTTATGCGGGCGGCTGGTTCGTCCGGCCAAACATCAACCTTTTACTATAGCCAATCACTAGGAATCGATGGTAAGTTCTTTAGGGATTTAATAAATCTAAAGGCACAACCAGAAATAAGACATAGGGCTGTTGACAGTAAGACATTGGTGTTTGGTAACATTGGCATTAAAAGCAAATACGAATTTGGACCAAAGCTTACACTTGATTCTACAAATACATTCTCTCATTCTGAAAGAGAGCCAAGTGATATTGATGATGATCTTGATGTAACATACTTTATGAATAAGAGTACGTACTTGCTAACGTGGCAACCTCGATATCTCTTAAAACTTAAAGGTGGCTACGAAAGCTATGTCAAGCGTTGGTCTGAAAACTTACCTGTAGGTAGTGGCAACGAATTAACTAATGGTGACTTTACCAAAGATACATATTCATTTGCAGCAGAACAAATTCTTGGTAAACGATTCATATTAGAACTTGTTGGTAAAAAGTCATTCTTAGATTATAGTGGAACTCGTGGAGCGATTGATACTGATACGTATTATGCTCAGTTCTCGTATGTCATGAATCCTTCAACTATTATAAAATTCAACTATGGTATTATCGATGCATTGATCGAAGACCAGTATGGTACACTTACTGAATACTCAGTGCCGACTTATGGTGCCAACATAACTTACTTTACTGAAAAAGGTACAGTGATTGGATTCAACACAACTTATGAAGTAATGGATTCGTCTGTAGCATATTGGAATATGAAAGAGAATTTGAAAACATCTCTTATGATTAAATATCCAATCACACCAAAACTTGAAGTCAGTGCTATGGGTGCTCATCTTCTTACATCTTATAAAGATATTGGTAATCGTTACAACATTGGATTAGAGAGAGAAGAGGAAGTCTTTGTTTCGAGCATCACGTTTGCTTGGAAATACAATGAGAATCACTATGCCGAGCTTGGTTATCAAGGCTTGCATCTATTAAATAAAGATGCTGATGTATTTAAGAATAAAGTGTTTGTTGGATATAGATTAAAATTCTAATCACACACTTATTTTAAAGGAAGACTATCGTAGTACTCCTTATCTTCTTTTGACATTTCTAAATCATTAGGGTTATGATTCAATTGATATTCGAAATATGCATATAGTAGAAAGCAGACCAAAGGTACCGCAGTAAATCCTAAAATTATTAGTATTAAAACTAATCCATTCATTTATTAACCTCCTGCAAATACATTAGGAGAGCCCGCGGCCACAGCCGTACAGGTCGGGTCTCCGATTCTTCCACAATCAATTCCGTTAATTTTTACAGTACTAGACCCTGATACAATGGGGACGACATGACCGGGACATGGTGAACCAGGCAACAGGTGACCAGTATTTGGATCACCTAATCTTGATATGGGAATACCATTACAGAAGACATTTGGCGAACCTGCCGCTCTTACCATGCCCGAACAGTGGGTTATATCAGCATCACCAATTCTTGTTACCGCGGGCATTTAAAAGTGTGGACAGACTGGAGTGTGGACATGAGTTACAAACCAGTGATTGTATATTGTATTAATTAAAAGCCACATAGTGACTCCGATAAATGCAACTAGTATTTTATTATTTGATATGTAGTTTAATAATTTATCCATTTTTTTATTATTGACAAGATATTGACTTTTTATTATAATTGGTTTATTCAAAACAAAAATTGTTTGACAAGGTTAATTATAATAACTATTTATAACTTTTCTCGCTGTAGTTGTATCTCCATCTATTGTTTGAGATATGATGAATGTTTCTCTATCCACTTCTTCAGGTGGTTCACTATGATCATAGATATTATATTCTTCAACATTCAAGTGTGGAGGAAGAATGAATGGTGAATCTATATATTTATGATAATCTATTGTAATCGTGTATGAAACTGTCTTGGTTAATTCTGAAGATTGTATGTAAGCCACCATTCTCTGATTCTCTGGTATTGTAAGATAATCATTTGTTTCAATTGGCTGAGATACAGGCAAATCTGGATATTTTTCTTTAAGTTTAGTAAATTCACTATCTGATATTAACTCTGGATCACCAGCTCCTTTACTGTAATCTAAATCAACTATATCATTCTTTTTAAAATACCATATTTCTGTATTAAATATGCCTGTGTATTTTCCAGTCAATCCTACTAATAAATTTTCTCTGCTTTCGATTTTAGTAAGACCCAAATTAAAATTATCAGGCGCTACAATATCTATCCTTAATCCGAGTAACTCTTCGTCAGCAAGACTGATGACACCGACGGCTGATGTAAAATTTTGAAACTCTGTTACACGAGTCAGTGTAGTATTATCGATTTCCATATTATGATTATTCCATAGAGTCCAAAATCTTTTTCAATTCTGGTGCCAGTTTTCTAAAACTGTAATTTCTAACAGTCTGATTAAATATAACTCTATCTTTTCTATATGCTTTTTCTGTTGATTCATCCACATAGAAATTATAATTCGAACCAACAGAGTCAGTTATAATTCCTAATTCTGATGGTGTTGGTGGCGGTGGTGGTGGTACTTCAGTCGAAGGCGGAGCAACCAAAAGACTGCTGAAATCAAATTCGATAAGAAAGTCTACGATGTAATTAACATCTCGTATCTCTCTAGGGTCTTGATTTAATTTATACATATATTTTATTCTAGGGTCTGTTGGCGGCCAACCCTTCACATGAAAAGTTTCATTTGTTTCAATGTCTTTGAATTCGTAAGATATTCGATCAAATGTACTTATTCCATATTCACCCGTTATGTTCACTTTATCATTATCTACAGATTTTGTGATAAGAGGATCATTCACATCTGTAGAAATAAATTCACATCCGATTACTGCAGATACACCATATTCTGACTGATCATTATCCCGTGGTTCCCATATGCAGGATAGGTTAATCTGCTCAAATGTTGCATTTTCGCCCAAATCAGATATTCCTCTCTCTTGGGGAACCATAGAATTTACTATTTCATCTGTGATCATACCTCTATTTATCTAAATTATTAAGTATCAATAACTTATGAATTTTCTGGCTAAGTTATTTAAGGGTTCATAACTACTTGATACTTAAAGACTTCCATCTATTGACAAATCAACAAAAGTAGAGTATAATATAGACCTAAGATTGAGAAAGACTTACTAAATTATGAAAATAAAATACATCATCGACTACAAGGGATATGGTAACATATTCGACCTCACCAACACTCGCACTGGGGAGCATACAGAAATCACTCTTGAACAAGCTCAAGATTATCTCCCAATCGCAATGGGTGATAACGCGGACTTCGCATTCTTCTCAATCCGAGCAGAAGTTTCTCTTAAGTCATTAAAACAAGTAGAGATAATATAATTTTATGATAACAATTAAAAATACTAAATCAGAAACTCGTATCACTGAAACTGTCAATGGCATCACTCGCAGTCATGCCGTTATTCATGACCGTGATCTCTACGCAAAAGAGTTGATCACTCGGAT